ACGGTATGGGTGATGATACTTTTGTTGATGGAGATGGAAACCTTTGGGAATATGGAGACAAGCAAGAAGAAGTCGGATACATGTGGAACTACTAATGAATATTGAAGACCAATTTTCATTAGAACACTTACTGTTTAAAGAAAGAAAATGCAGATCATGTGGAATTAAAAAAGATCTTATAGAAGATTTTTACCTCACAAGAAAAACCAAGAAAGGACATCCATCAGCATATGCATATGAATGTAAGGAGTGTACTGTCAAAAGGGTGATGGAGTCTAGGAAAAAGAGTAAAGATAAACCAGACATACCATACGATCCTGTCCCTAGATTCGGACCAGACATCTATCCAGATTGGTAGTTCATGCATAGTTCACCACCTCTGAAACATTCAAAAATCTAAATAGATTTAGATAAATTTGATATCTAAAGAGGTATAAACATGGCAAGTCAAGTCTCGCCTGGTGTTGTTATTAGAGAGAGTGATTTATCCAATGCTGTTATTGTGGGCGATGTAGCTATTACTGCTGCGTTTGCTTCAACTTTCCGCAAAGGACCCGTAGGCAAAATTACAACTATCAATTCTGAAAGAGAATTAATCGATACATTCGGATCACCAGATGAGGCAAATTCTGCTGACTGGTTGGTTGCTGCAGAATTCCTTCGTTATGGTGGACAACTAGGAGTTGTCCGTGCAGTGACTGGAGTTCTAAATGCTACCGAATCTGGAACTGGTGTTCTAATTGGCAGCAAAGAAGATTTCGATGCTGGTGTAACGTCAGAAAAACTATCTGCTAGAGACGCAGGTACAGATGGTAACAACCTTCGTGTTGTTATCGTAGACAAAGGACCAGACTACACAATTACTAGCACCGGTCACGGTCTAGCAGTAGGTGGTACATACACCGATGATGCTGCTGTAGCACATGAAGTTTATGAAGTTGTTGATGCAAACACCTTCCGTATTGTAAAGGGTGCTGCTGCCCCAACTGCCGCTGCTGGTGATACAGCTGCTGCATACACCGCTTCAATGTGGAATGCAAGAACAATTGGTTCAACTGGTTTAACAAATAAAGCAATTGCTCCTCGTCCCGGCACTTCAGCATTTGCTGCAGAACGTTATATTTCAAATGACGAATTGCATATTGCTATTGTTAACGAAGCAACAAATACCATCGTTGAGAGAATGACATATCTCTCTAAACTTACTGATGGCAAATCTCCTGAAGGCAATTCAACTTACTGGAAGGATTATGTTAATGAGTTTTCTGGTTTCATCTATGCTGGTGTTGGTTTCAGTGCTTCTGAAGTAACAACTGCTGGCGAAGATCCTGGTGCTGCTATTGGATCTTACGGTGCTACTGCTGGAGCTCCATTAGAATTAGCAAGAATTCTTCCTACTGCAGGTGGATCTCTTTCTGGTGGTGCTGATGATTATTCATATACTTCTGGAGAAATTCAAAGTGCATATGATGAGTTCTTAGATACTGAAGCTACAGAGATCGATTTCGTTCTCATGGGCGGATCTATGTCAACCGAAAATGACACTATTGCAAAAGCACAAGCAGTTGCTGCTGTTGCCAATAGCAGAAAAGATTGCATTGCGTTTATCTCACCATACACCGGCAGCCAAGTTGCTACAAATGGTGGAACAGCATTGACTCAAACGCAACAATTAGATAACACATTAGATTTCTTTGCAAACATTTCATCTAGTTCATTCGTTGTTCTAGACAGTGGTGTTAAGTATACATATGACCGCTTTAACGACAAGTATCGTTATATTGGTTGTAACGGTGATGTTGCTGGTTTGTGTGTTTCAACTTCTGCAATTTTAGATGACTGGTTCTCACCAGCAGGTCTAAACCGTGGTGGTATCCAAAATGTTGTTAAGTTGGCATTCAATCCCAACAAAGCACAACGCGATGATCTCTACACAAATAGAGTCAACCCAATCGTTTCATTCCCTGGTTCTGGTCCTGTTCTCTTTGGAGATAAGACTGGTCTTGCTTCACCTTCTGCATTCGATCGTATTAACGTTCGCCGTCTCTTCCTCAATGTTGAGAAGAGAGCAAGAGCTCTTGCTGAAAGCGTACTCTTCGAGCAGAATGATGTAACAACTCGTGCAGGATTTAACGCTTCTATCTCTTCCTACCTATCTGAGGTACAGGCACGTAGAGGTGTTACTGATTACCTAGTTGTGTGTGATGGAACAAACAATACTCCTGAAGTTATCGACAGGAACGAATTTGTTGCCGAACTCTACCTCAAGCCCACCCGTTCTATTAACTACGTAACAGTTACTGTTACTGCTACCAGAACAGGTGTTGCTTTTGAGGAAGTGATCGGTAGAGGTTGATCGATACTAGATAACAAATAACGAGGTAAACTAAAATGGCAGTAACTAATAACGTAAAGAGTTTTTTAACTCAGATCGGACAGGGCGTTAAGCCCAATATGTTTGTTGTTGATATCAACTTCCCTGCAGGAGCTGGAGAAGCAACAGACAAAGATTTGTTTCAACTAATGTGTAAATCAGCAGCACTTCCAGGTTCAAACTTGGGTGTTATTGAAGTTCCTTTCCGTGGAAGAACAGTCAAGATCGCAGGTGATAGAACCTTTGATACTTGGTCTGCAACTTTCTTCAATGATAAGAATATGCAACTACGCGCATTCTTTGAAGAGTGGGCTAACGAACTCAATTCACATGAAGCAAACACCGCTCCAAGATTCCTACCTAATGGTCAGGATAACGGGTATATGGCAGATCTTTTCGTCACTCAATTAGAGAAAGACGACAAGATAAGTGGTTCTGCAGTCAGAACTTATCATCTACACCACTGCTTCCCAACTAACGTCTCGCAAATTGATCTTGCTTATGATAGCAACGATCAGATTGAAGAGTTCACAGTTGAGTGGCAATATTCTTTCTTTACTGCTACTAAAGCAGATAGTAAGACTAGTGCTGGTGCTGAAGTTAAGGGTGACGCATCACCTAGACCTGTGGTCTGATAAATAGTTGGAAGCGCACAAGTTGAATAGATAATCATGAGTCAGTTATTTGGCTTCCAAATTAACAGAAAAGAGGGGCAGCGAGGTCAATCTCCTGTCCCTCCTTCTGCTGAAGATCCAGTTGCAGTAGCCGCTGGTGGATATTATGGAACATATGTAGATACGGATAATTCTGCTCGTAATGAGTATGAGATGATCCGTCGTTATCGCGATATGGCAATCCACCCAGAAGTGGATAGTGCTGTAGATGAAGTTGTTAACGAATTTATCGTAAGTGATGCTTACGATTCTCCAGTTGATATTAACTTAGATAATCTAGGTGTTGGTGCTGGTGTTAAAACTAAAATTCGTAATGAGTTTGAGTATATCAAAAGACTTTTAAACTTCGACAATCGAGCACATGAGATTGTCCGAACTTGGTATATTGATGGACGTTTATTTTATCATAAGGTTATCGATTTAGATAATCCCAGAAAAGGTATTACAGAACTTCGTTATATTGATCCGATGAAGATCAAGAAAGTTCGTCAAAAAATTGACAATACTCCAAAAGATTCTCTAGCGAAAGCAGCAATCAAAGGCACGGCGCTTGAGTATGAATATGGAACGTTTGTCGATTACTATCTTTACAATCCAAAAGGTTTCTATAAAGGTGGTGTCCTAGGACCGATTGGAGATATGTCTTTGTCTCAGGGTGTCAAGATGGCAACTGATTCAATTACATTCTGTCCCTCTGGACTACAAGATTTAAACAAAAGAATGACTCTTGGTTTCCTACACAAGGCAATCAAGACTCTCAATCAATTAAGAATGATTGAAGATTCAATTGTTATCTACAGATTATCACGCGCACCTGAGCGTAGAATTTTCTACATCGATGTTGGTAATCTACCTAAGGTTAAGGCAGAGCAATACTTGCGTGATGTCATGTCTCGCTATCGCAACAAGCTAGTGTATGACGCAAACACTGGTGAGATGCGTGATGACAAAAAGCATATGAGTATGCTTGAAGATTTCTGGTTGCCTCGTAGAGAGGGTGGACGTGGTACTGAAATTACTACGCTACCTGGAGGACAGAACCTTGGAGAACTTAAGGACGTTGAGTATTTCAAAAAGAAACTATACAACTCACTGAACCTACCACCTTCACGTCTTACTGACGATAGCAAAGGATTTAATCTTGGTAAAACTACTGAGGTTCTTCGCGATGAACTTAAGTTTACAAAGTTCATTGGTCGTCTCCGTAAGAGATTCTCT